TTATTTAAAATTATTTTTATTTACTGTTTACGAAAGATTGTTTGCAAAGAACGAATCGATTTAAAACATATTTTTTACATTATTTTAATAGAAATATCTCTTACACAACAAATAGAATATATTAAATTTGGGAAAAATCTTGAGGTTAAAGTTCAAGATTTACTCATGATGTTAGCGTTTATCATATAATATATTTTTAATTAGATTTTTTAATGCTTTAGCAGGTGCTTTTGCATCCTCATTTTTGAACTTTTCTTCTTTTTCTAATAAACCATCTAGGGCAACTCCAACAGGTTTTTTATTACCCCATCTCTTTTTAAGGTCGTCATATTTTTCTTCTGGTAAGCGATTTTTCAAATACGCATCAATTCTTTCATTCCATAGTAACGGGTGATCATCATTACCTTTAACATTTTCTTTCTTCTCTTTATCCATATGCTTTTTAATCAATTCAGATCCTTTTTCTTCTTTCTTAGGAAAACGTTTGCTTAACATCTTAGCTCCTTCTTCTTTAAAGAAAGCAAGAGGTGGTCTAACATCCGTCTCAACTGCATCTTCTTTACCATATTTCTTTTTCGCATAAGGTGTAAATTCAGGAATATCATCCGTCTCTTCTTTCTTTTTAACAGGACGCATTGCAGCAAGTTTCTCAAGTTGTTCTTTTGCAATACGTTTTTGCTTATCTTCAGTTCTTCTTTTTATATTCCCTAATTTAAAATGCTGTCCTACTTCAGGCTTTTTACCTCCCCATAAGCCTTCATCATAATAGTAAGCTCTACCTTTATATGGCTTTTTAGGTCTATTACTAAGTTTATTAGGATTTGCACCAGTTGGAACATAATCATTATCATCTGATTTCTTATTCAACATTTTATGCAATGATTTAGGATCATTTAATAGAACATTAACGTCAATCTCATTTTCATTGTTATTTACGTTTACAGGTGATTTTTTGTTATTAGAAATAGATCTTTTCATGGAATATACTTTATTAAAATTTTCATAATGCTATAATACAATTATTAATTACAGTAATCAATAAAATACGGACTTGTCTAGTTTAAGGCTTGACAAATCTTTCTAATCGTTATACAATAAAGGTTAGGAGGTTATTATTATGAATATATTTGAATATTTTAAAAAGTTTGAACAAAACCAAGATGCAGTTAAGTTTCTTGAACAAGTGCGATGGAAAGATGGAGTAACATGTGTTTATTGTAATTCTAACAAAACTTGTAAACATAAAGAAAAAAAGAAATCTAGATGGCAATGTTGGAATTGTAACAAATCATTTAGTGTAACAACAGACACTATCTTTCACCACACGCACGTTGATTTAAACAAATGGTTTCTACTTATCGCTCTTATGATTAATGCTAAGAAAGGTTTGTCGGCTTGTCAGGCTGCAAGAGACTTAGGGATGAATAGACCTACAGTATGGAGTATGATGCACAGGATAAGAAAAGCAATGGCGACTGACCAGCTAGAACTATTGAAAGGTATTGTTGAAATGGACGAGTGCTACGTGGGTGGCAAACCTAGAAAAAGTAACCATGACAACGATGATAGTCCTAATAAAAGAGGTCGTGGAACTAAAAAAGAAGCAGTACTCGGAGCAGTAGAGCGTCAAGGTAATGTAAAGATTAGCGCGGTCAGCAAGTCCATGTTAAGCGGTAAAAACTTGATGGATTTTGTGCGTAAGAACATAGACGTATTAGAAACTATCCTAGTAACAGACGAGTATACAGGTTATAATAAGATGAAAGATATTGTAGCCCACGAAACTATTAATCATAGTTACGAGTACGCCAGAGGCGATATTCATACAAATACCATCGAGAGTTTTTGGGCTATACTAAAACGTGGTATAATAGGTCAGTTTCATAAGGTAAGTAAGAAATATCTACAAAATTACTTGGATGAGTTTGAGTATAGATATAACAGAAGAAACCAAAGTGGAAATGATGTTTTTAATAATTTGTTAGCAAGGGGTATTTATGGAAAATAAAATAGATGATAAAACTGCAAAAGTTTTTCTTTCAGCGCTTTTTGAATGGGCAAAACAAAAAGCCCAAGAAGTTCAACCACCTTGGGCTTTTTATAGATATATGCAACTTTCTGATGTTGCTGAAATAATATTAGATGGGATGAATTCTACTATTAAGTCTAATTGTGTAACTTCTAAAAAGGACAATTTACCACGATCGGCAAAGAATCAGGAAAAGCATCTGCGATTAGTGGAGAATAACGAATTCTCCCAAGATACTTTTCAACCCCATCAAGATAGGATTTCTGTAAATCTGCCCATGTAACATACATGTTGCCAAAAGTATCTAAATAGTCAATTACTTTGTTATTTTTATTTGCATACTTATAGCTTGATAATCTTTCGTCAAGGTTAGCACTTTGACCAACTTTGATTATTACATGAGTGTTGTATTTACCATATCCCCAAATAACGTACACACCACTATTTGATAAAGAAGAGAAATCAGTATTAAACAAAGAACACCATTTACCTTCTGTATTTAGTCCCCATTTAACATTTAGATTTGGTTTATTTTCCTTTTGAAATCTTTCTAATAAGCTCATATTAATTACTCCCGATTTCTGCTGGACAATAAGGTTTAGAGCAGTACCTTACTCGTGAAGTACCATCGTCACAGACATAATCACAGGTAAGTTTGCCGTCATAATCTCTAGTTTGATTGACTAACTGGCATCTTTGACTTGCATAAGCGACTGATATTGCCATAAGAATTATAGCAATAAAGACTGGTAATTTATTATACGTTTTTAACATATATTACTCCTAAAAATAGAGTAACTGCCTTTGACTATAGGGAAAATATCTGATATAATTTGCATGTAATCTAAGCAGTTACGAATTGTTATCGAGGTCAAGCAGAATTGACGTTCTGCTCCCTCAACTTATCTTATACCATAGAATTTTAATTTAAACAAGCCTTAAACTGGACAAATCCGATAAAATATAATTCATGAATTATAATACTCTAACAGATGATATGCAAACATACATGTTGCGCACAGATCAACCATATCTGGCAAAAATACCAGAGTTAATTCAACAAGGTATTATTAGAATTTATAACAACGCTAAGGATATTGGCTTTGAGTTATACTATGACGTTAATGTGGCCCCTAATGCGTTTTTAATTCCCAAACCAGATAATTGGCAAGAAACAGTTAGTTTAAGCATTGTAGATGTAAACGGGAACAAGGGTTTTCTACAAGAAAGAACCTATGAATACTGTAAAACGTATTTACCTAATGTTAATATTACAGGGATACCTAAATATTACAGTGACAGTCTTGTTAGAGCTAACTCTAATTCATATGCAAACTGGTTAATTACACCTGCGGCTAACGCTAACTATACTGTAAATGCAATTTATTTGGGTATACCTTTATTTGATGCACGTAATCAAATAAACTTTCTAACCCAAAGATATCCTAATTTACTTCTTTATTCTTGTTTAATGGAAGCTTGTTTGTTCTTAGATAACGAAGAAAAACGAAACAAATATGAGATGATGTTCGGTAAAGAACTAGAGACGATTAATAGAATGAATGTTGATAGAACTACCGATAGAACTGTTATGCGAGATAAATCATAATGCGTGTACCTTTACTTTACAAAGCTGGCATCCTTAGAGACGGCACAACGTTTCAAGATGAATATTGCATTGACGGTCAGTGGATACGTTTTGTCGGTGGTAAAATAAAAAAGATGAAGGGGCAAAGAGAGTTGATAAACTCCCCTCAACATGTACGATATTTAAATGTTCAATTTGCAAATAATACTACTTATTTATTTTATGCAACAGGAAATACTGTAAACAGATTAAATTTAAACTTAGCTACTAGCGCCTTAAGTAACGATATAGAATTACTAAATAACGGCATTAATGTAGGTTCAGTTACATGGTCCTCTATTACTTTTATTAGAGATTTACAACCATGTATTGCGTTCCTAAGAACGCTAAATGCATCTAATATGTTAGCCACTAACGCTGGCACACTATCTTGGAAGTTACTAAATACTGATGATGCATTAGTAGATGCTCCTATTGGGGATAACGCTAACTTAGTTTCTGGTGGTATATTATATTCTTCACCTTGTCTATATTTATATGGGAACAATGGAACTATTCTTAGGAGTAGAACAAATGATCCTTTAAATTTTGATGGGGGTGATTCGGGTATCTATACCATATCTTCAGATAAACTTATTTTTGGGGCATCTGTTAGGGGTGGTAGCAATGCTCCAAGTTTTTTATTTTGGACAGCAAATTCAGTTATCTACTTAACAAACGTTGCTGATGGTAGAGATGTAAATATCCCTGTAGACTTCCAAAAAGAAGTAGTTACTAATAATTCTTCGTTAATGTCATCAAGAGCCATTGTTCAGTACGATAGCTTATTTTTCTGGCTAGGTACTGATCGAATCTTTGTGTATAACGGTCTTGTAGATAGTATACCTAATACAATAAATTTAGAGTATTTTTTTGATAATGTTGACTTAGCTAAAAGACAATTAATATTTGGCTATAAAATAGCTAGGTATGGTGAGATTCGTTGGGCTTATCCTGAATTAAGGTATGCTAATAGATATGAAGTTGGATGTACAAGAGAACTTGTTTATAATGTTAGGGAAAATAGCTGGTACGATACTGTTATACAAAGGGATTGTGTAACTGTTTATGAAGGAACAGGTGATATTTTTAGTTATGGAGATACTTGTACTAATTACCCTTATAATCCAGATGTTTATTATAAAAAAATATGGAAACAAGAAGTTGGTTTTGCAGAAGTTAGGGGGGGTGGTATTGTTTACCAACGTATTTTAGGCGGAACTCCTTCGTCTAATACTGGTCTTAGTAACGATGGTGCTGGTCCACCTAACCCTCAAAACGCATTTTTAGTTCCTCCTGTTATTAACCGAGTTTATGCACAAGTTCCAAATACAAATTTAATGTATGATTATGGGTTAGGCAATTTACAAACTATTTCACGAATAGAAATACAAAACGCTAACGTTGATACAAAACAAAACTATTTTTGTAA